GGCCGTCCGGAAATGGACTGTGTTTCCACGGTCTCCCCTATCTGAGCAAATCCCTGGGATTTACCCAGCGTTACCTCCATGCCGTCGGCAATGTTCATGGCAAACCAGTTGTTCCCCGATGGGCCGAAAGCGAATTTCTTCCCGTTGTCATTTTCAAAAACGACCTCAAACACCCAGCATCACCGCCATTTCCGCCTGATAGCGTGCTTCTAGCATCAGGTCAGCCGCCGTCTGGGCTTTCGAGTAAATATACTGATTCACCGTTAGGCCATGGCCATTGGAACTGCCCCCAGCGGAGGTATTGCTGCTTGCTTGGGTATCCATTCGCAGTGAGGCGGACAGCCGCTTTTACCTGCCCCAGATTGTTCCGAATGCCCAGCGCCACGCCTGCGGGAATGTATCTGCCAACCTGATCCCTGAACACCTTAGAGGGAGATTGGATTCCCAAAGTGTCCTTCGCCGCTTGAAGCGCCCGGCTTGCCAGGTCTCTTAGCGCATTGAACAGAGATCCAGCTGCATTCCAGATACCGCTAATGATTCCGCTGATGATATTTTTACCTATAGACAGCCAGTCGATTTCGCCGAAAGTGTTGATGATATCGCCGCCGATCTCTATTGCCGTAGAAATAACGTCCGGAATCATGGAGATTAAGCCGGCCACCAGCTGGCCGATCATGGAAATACCCTGCGCCAGCAAATCCGGGAGGTGACTTGCAAATGTCGTTAACAGATTTGCAACGACAGTTGTTGCAGAGCTGACGATACTCGGCAGGTTAGACAGAAGGCCGCTGACCATGTTCATGATAAACTGAGCGCCAGTGGATAACATGGACGGCAGCGCCTGCATCAGTGAAGTGAGCAGTTGCTGAATGATTTCTCCTGCAGCCGTATACAGAGATGGTGCAACCGACAGGAAGCCGGTCACCAGTTGCATGATGATGGATGCGCCGCTCTCCAGCACCCCCGGCAGGCTTGCGACGATAATACTCAGTACCTGCCCGATCAGGCTGGCAGCGGACGTAATCATCTCGGGAAATCCGGCTTGGAACCCCGCCACCAGCTGCGTTACCATGGCCGTTCCGTTTTCCAGTATCGTCGGAAAGCTTGTGGTCATGAATGTACTGAAGTTTGATACAAAAGAGTTGATAATGTCCTGCACATTGGCCGGTATCAGCTCTTTCAGAAGAATGCCAATCGCCCCCGGAAGTGCTGTAAAAATGTTTTTCACAGCCGGCAGCAGATTCCCCTTTAGGAATGTCACCGTTGTCTGCACCAGAGCGGTCAAGGATGGCTTAATGTCCCTTCCCAGTGCCAGATCGCCCAGAACATTTGTAAAGCTGGCCTTCATGGAGTTGAAAGAGCCGGAAATCGTCTCAGATGCCTCCAGGGCGGTCGTCCCGGTCACTCCCAGTTCATCCTGAATTACATGAATGGCATTATACACGTCGGAAAGATTGCTGATGTCGTACTTAACGCCGGTCAGCGCCTCGGCATCTTTCAGCAAGCGCTGCATTTCGGTCTTAGTGCCGCCGTATCCAAGCTTCAGATTGTCCAGCATGGTATAGTTCTGCTTGGCGAATCCCTGATAGGCGTCGGTGATCCGCTGCATGTCGGTGCCGAACTTATTGGCGTTGTCCGACATATCCGTCAGTGCCATATCGGAGACTTCTGCCGCCTTAGCGGTATCCCCGCCCAGACTCTGCAGCAGGGATGCGGCAAAGCTTGTCACCTGCTCCATGTAGCCGTTGGCAGACATGCCGGCCGTTTTATACGCCTGCTCGGCATTGGCAATCACGGTGGCAGCGGAGTCCTTAAAAAGCGTTTCGATGCCGCCTAAGCTCTGCTCCAGATCGGCACCCGCCGTGATGCTGCTGGACAGCGCTTTTCCGATGGCGGCAGCGGTAATCACGCTTTTGATTTTGCCGACCAGATTAGAGCCGAAAATGCCTCCGGCGCTTTTTCCGCCTGAGGGCATTTCCCCATTGACAATACTGGTCAAGCCTTCTTTCATGCCTCTGGCCGACGGCACGATCTGGACATATGCTTTCGCTAAATCACCCATGGACTACCCCCGTTATTCTCTGCCACTCCTGCTCAAATTCTTCCGAAGTCTCATACGATTGCACGTCGCGGGTCACGTCCTGAGTGTCCCCAAGGAGAACCGCCACCAGCGACTTTGGCTTATTCGTTCCCGCCTGGCCGTCCTTCGTCTGAAACCATACCAACGTAGAAAGCCTGTCCAAAGCAGCTGCCAGGAGCAAAGTTTCCGTAGGCGTGAGCCTGCCGGACAGGCGCATTTTAATTCTGGATTTTTCCCTCAAGCCGACGGCCAGCGTTGCCAGTGTGGCAACCGGCACGGCCTCCCAGTTCAGAAGTCCGTAGGTTTCCGCAAGATCGCAAGTGAGGGCTACACGATCCATAGAAATCATGTCGGCGAGGGTCAGGAGTTTTTTCCCTGTTCTCCGAAGACCGCAAAGGCATCTTTGATGGCATCCATCACGGTGCTGACCTTTACCCGCCCCTCCTGGGCGCGCAGATGGTCGTAGAGCGTCTTTTTCTGCTCCGGGCCAAACACCATGGTGACGACTCTGGTGATGGCAATAAGGTCATTTTCCTGCACGTTGGCCAGTTCTTCCACCAGCTCCATGTTGTCCATGGCGTCATCTTCCAAGGAAAAACGGAATCCGGTTTTCGTTACGCCTTCTCTCATGCGGTTCCCCCCCGGTTCCGGCTGCTTTGATGTACTCATAGTGGGTGTATCCGTCCGTATCCGGCACGGCCGAAATTGTGACCTCATAGCCAACCGGTTCGTTGTCCGCATACTTGATTTCGGCAAGCTCTGTCAGAGTTCCCTTGGGGACGACGATACGTTTGGCAGCACCGCCCTTGAGGATCATATCAAACACCCAGGCGCGTTCCTGCGGATCGGCGCTGCCCGCCTTGATGACGATCCCCTCATCCAGAGTACCGCTGACATTATCGTCCTCATAAACCACCTTCAGCACCTCCACGTTCAACGCCTCAATCAGCTTGAGCTTGAAGGTGTCCGGCTTGTCGGTCATGAAATTCAGTACCGTGTCCCCGCCCCAGGCCTTGGCTTTATCCGAAGAAGGGCTATTTTCGTTGGTAACACCATCCTCAGAGATATAGCCCAGAGAGGTAAATTCCTTTGCCAGCGTTGCGGCGGTATCGGTCGGCAGTGTCGTGCCGGCCGGGGCGCAGAAAGCAGCTCCACCCTTTTTCGGTTTACTGGCGGTTACATTTTTGGTATCCATGGTCATCTTCCTTTCAGTAATGGGTGATGTTGTATACCGCCTGATAGCGGTATCGTTTATTCTTGGTATCCGGCGCCGGGTAATCGCTTGCCAGTCTGGCGGCAGAAATCTCCGGCAGCTCCGTCAGCGCATCCATGGCCGCTTTTACCTGGTGATTCAGCCGGGCAGCCTTCAGAAGACTGTCATCATAAGACTCCGCAATCACCATGGTGGTTTCCAGCAGATTTTCACGGGTGGTATCCCCGAACCGAAGAACGACAAATCGCTCCGGCGGATCTTCGGGGTACTCTGGCGTTACCGGAATCTTCAGGGCGCTTTCCAGATAATCAAGCAGAATAATCTCGATCATTTGTCCTTGCCGCCCTTTCTGGTCACGCCTGCAGCGTTAACGCGCGTCTTGCCGACATGCACATCCGCCACGTATTTCACGCCGGCCGCCTGGGTCATCCTGGCAGCCTGAGCTTCACAAACGTTTGCGATTTCCTGGGATTTCAGTAATTCCTGAATCCCGGCGCTGTCCAATACGATTTCTACGTTAGCCATAGCGTTCTACCTTTACTCGCTTGTTCCATGGCAGCGGCACCCGGTGTTCCATCCACTCCTGAGGAATGCCGAAGGTGCGCCACTTTTTGCCGAAAAACTCCACTGTTCGGTTCTCCCAGATGTGTATATCCCCTTTCGGGATGCAAAGCTCATATTCTGCTCGCTTCCCGTAGAGCTGGAAATCTGTGATAATGTCCTCGGTACTCACCGGGCATACCAGCACGTTTTTAACTTCCGTCGGGCTTTCCACGTATACTGGGGCGTGGAAGGCGTCCGTGCCGGTCTTGACTCGGTCATACAGGATGACCGTCATCCCCTGAATAGCTGCCATAAATTTCCATCACCCCGCATTTCTGCCGCCGCAGCCCCAGCCGGGCAAGCTCGCTGCGCTTGATAAATAAGCCGCCGCCCGGAACCAGAAACATGCCTGACGCGCTGTAGGGGCCGGCAGTCTGGGACATTTGGGTCATCGGCTCCTGATCGGTGGATGTCATCAGAGTGCGGGCTACCACATCCACGGTCACGGATTTCGCGACGGCTGCCAAGTCGTCGCTTCCCGCCACCATGACGTCCAGATCCTTCCCTACCTTGCAGGCTTCCACTCGCAGGGAGGCCGAAAC